TTGGTATCGATGTTCAAGACAAACATTGTTATGATTATCGTCATTGAGTTTAAATAAGAGGTCTAACAATGGATAATATGTTTGCGGTCGTTCAATATTGAATTTCTTGAGACTATCGGACAATGTTGAAAGATAGTTTTTACTAATGTGTTTATGCTTACTGTAATTATACACCTGTTTATGGGTTTCTTGGTAATCACACATGTTTTCCATCCTATAGTTGAATAATAGTCATATTAATTCTCGTTTTTTTAAACTAATACATTTCGTTAAGTAAATAGTTTTATTTTATTGTCATACAAGTAGTATGACCTTGGAATTAAGTAAATTTAACATGCACCACATATCATTTAGACCCGATGAAAATAAAGGACCCGTTATTGTGTTAATTGGGCGACGTGATACCGGTAAATCGTTTCTAGTGCGCGATTTACTTTACTATCACCAGGACATCCCCATAGGCACTGTCATTTCAGGCACAGAAGCCGGTAATGGTTTTTATTCTGAAATTGTTCCTAAGATATTTATTCACGAAGAATACAATAGTGCTATAATAGAAAATGTTCTTAAAAGACAACGGTCCGCCTTGAAGATGGTCCTTAAAGAACAAAAAATGTATGGCAGGGTTAAAACAGATCCTCGCACATTTGTTATTTTAGACGATTGTCTGTATGACAATTCATGGTCGCGGGATAAAATGATGCGATTACTTTTTATGAATGGTCGTCACTGGAAGATTATGTTGGTTATTACAATGCAGTTTCCACTAGGCGTACCACCGAATCTCAGAACAAACATAGACTATGTCTTCATATTGAGAGAACCATATTTAAGTAATAGAAAACGTATTTGGGAAAACTATGCTGGTATGTTCCCAACCATGGAGTCGTTCTGTCAAGTGATGGATCAATGTACAGAGAATTTTGAATGTTTAGTAGTAAATAATAACGTGAAATCCAACAAATTAAAAGACCAGATTTTTTGGTACAAGGCGGCATCGCATCCCGACTTTAAACTTGGTTCGAGAGAGTATTGGGAAATTTCTAGGCAATTAGAAAACGATGATGACGATGAACCCGAATATGACGTTAATCAATCCCGACGTAAAAATACCACCCGGATAAACATTAAAAAAAATCATTAAAAGTAATTAAAACACAGTAGCGTTATAGTATTTATTTACCTTCATAGATAAATTCAAGAAATCGCATAGGGACATCAAGGTTGTAATTGTCTGTCGTATTAACAGAAACTGCGATATGGACCATGCTTCGATAACCAGACAATTCTTCTGGTTTATCTCTAATGTAATGATTGAAGTAATGTATTCTATGTATAAATTCAACAATGTACATAAGGGTAATATCATTTTTTGAATAAAACCATTTTTCCATAATATCGACGTAATTGCCACTAAAATTTAAATCAACAATATGTTGTTTTATTAATTGTAACCATTGTGAAAATAGGCGATAGTAGGCCATTTCAACGTGTTGTATATTAAATTGGTCAGTTTTTGAAAACAGTCTGTATATGTATTCACTAGGATGACAATGAAGATATACTTCATTGGCTACAAAAGCATAGAATTTTTGACGACACTCGGGGTTGTATTGTTCCATAATTATCCAGTTAGAGTTTGATTAACTGGATAATTAGAATTACTATTAGTTCAATTTTGTTTTAAAATGTAATCTAATCTTCATCACATTCGACAATTGTATTTTCGGTAAGACCATGGCGTTTATGTGTTTTACTTCGATCAAGGGCGTCTTTAAGCCCGTGATCGGTAGATGCAGATTGCTTTCCAACAATAGCATCTTCATTATTAAACAATTCGTCTGAAATGTTTGCCGATGTGTGTTCTTCATTAATACCAACAAGGTTACCATCTTTATCAATATTCTGAGTAAGGACATTGCCAGACGCCTTGGCCTTTTTAATATTCTCTTGAATTGCATTTTCTTTGGTTTCTCTAACGCGTTTTTCAAATTCGATTTTGGTAAGCTGATCGTTCTCTCGCTTCTTAGCCATAAGTTCATTTAATTCTTCTTCCATATATTCAACCCGCCCAGTCTTATAAGCGTCCGGATTCCAAGGCATCCAAACACCAACTTTACCAACGAAAATATTGTGGTTTGGATCAATATCGCGCAACAATTTACAACGTGTTTCCGCTTCTTCCTGTGAGTCAAACGACCCTCTTATTTTTAGTCCCCTCGTGGATGTTTTAAACTCATTGCACTGCATAAATTCATTTTCAAGACGTTCTTCGTGATTTTCAAGGAACGTTTTATACTCATCCTCAATGGTGGTCATAAGCAGGTTGCTTTTTTCTTCTTTAACAAACTCTTGTAAATCGTCAGATAGAGCGTTTTGGTCTATATCGTATTTATAAGAGACAAAATTCAGAAATTGGGCAAACTTGTCGATGGATTTAGCAAAATCCCAATGTTTGATAAACTCGTCAAAAAAAAACATTTCCTTTTGTTTAATAATGTCTTCTGGTGATGCAAATGACATACAAACGAATTTTTGTCCAGCAACAGTAGGGTCTTCATCTAACAAATCGACATAATGAGGGTTTGTAGTACCATCTTTATTTTGTTTTCTTGTAATGCCTTTATGAGAATCATTGGATGTGTTTAACTGAGAGGTCATAATTATTTAATTATAGCCATATCTTTAACTACATTTCCACATATTTTATATTAAAATAATGATTCTATGAATGTCCTGACAATTAAATACAACGAATAAACATATACACATAATATTATATCTAAAAAAAACCTATAATAGAATATAGACGTTATTATTTTCATAAATGGTATAACACATCGATATATTTTAGGTTTAAATCGTTTAATTTATGCTAAAGGATTATACTTAATATAATATACGATTGTATGGTGGTGTATATAGGATATATGCTATTAATGGACGAATTAACATCTATATTTAATCTTGATACCGATGAAATATTAAATGATGTTTCAAATGGGTTTAATAAACCATATATTATCTATAACAATACAATGTCTAAAATAGACCAAACTCTTAATAATTATCACCCTAAAAAGTTATTTAATATAAATTCACATTGTTATAAAACAGATACACGATTACAGTTATACTATATTCAAAATAACGAAGTCTTATTGGGTTTTAGAATTAACATATTAAATGATAAGGAATCTAATTATATTTCGTTAGTAGATACCACAAAGATATTAAATAGCATAGAAGACGAAATTTGCTGTCAAATGGAGCATTTAATTAAAATCATTGATATGGATACTTCTTTTAAAGACGTTGTTATTATTGTTCAATAATACCATTTATCTATTTTTATTTCTAATTATTATATAATAATGCTAAATGGTTTAATGGACGTTACTGAACTTCTTAAACGGGTTGTAAAATATTTAGTGGAAGGTGTTATGGTTGCGTTGGCAGCTTATAGCATTCCCAAAAAGTCTCTCAATTTAGACGAGGTTGCTCTTATTGCCCTTACCGCTGCGGCGACATTTTCTATACTTGATACCTATGTTCCTAGCATGGCAGTTTCCGCGCGTTCAGGTGCAGGTTTTGGTATTGGTGCTAATTTGGTTGGATTCCCCCGCGCTTAATTTTTGTAAAATAAAAATACCTAGTATTTATAAATATATTGTAATAATCTTATTACATTATATTTATTATCAATCTTATTCTGTAGCTATAAATTCCCAGTCCATTTCACCACATATCTTTTTCCAGATAACATCCTGTTCAATACGTTTTATTCTGTCTCCAATCATGGCTTCCTTGAGTAGTGTCAAATAGTCGGTCTGGTCTAATAACTCACATAGTTTAAATACAGTGTAATAATAATTCAAAAAATTAGTCCTATCATCAGGGCAGTATTTAGAATAAGGGTGTTGTATTTCGGTAAATAAATTACACAATGTATTTTCCAACTCCGGAGACATGATTGGTGGTCGAATGCCTAATTTATTTTTAATGTAAGGTATATGTTCATAATATTTATTATACCCAAGATTTTTAAGAATGAGTTTAGTCCTTGAATACGTCAATTCTTTTAATTGTATTCGTTCTTTTTTTATCTGAAATTGAATATTGTCAAGAACGTCTGGTGGAAGCTGTGTGGATTCTTTGGCTTGGAATTGAGCCAATATTTCTCTAAAATGGTTAATACGCTTATAGGCGTAAAAACATACTTCTTTTGGAGGTTCTTTATAAGACGGCTTTTCATGATCGGTAATAAACGGTTGTTGGATACCACACTTATTACATATTATGACACCATCACATGAAACTGGTATTAGTTCGCCTTTGGTGCATACCTGACACATATTATTAGGATGGATGTATTTATCTATATCAAAGTATATATCGTCCATATTTTTCATATATTCGTAAATAT